TTAGCGGCGTCATTATCTTGCCGCACAAATAAAGGAAATAAATGGAATACTAATTCGTAACCATTCAAATGCGATTTAATTGATGTAATCAACATCACGAAGATGTCAACCTGTCTGACAAGCAGGAAAACATACTTACGTTACTAAAGCCTTTGGTAAATAAGGTAGAACCTATATTACCATCGTAGTCCTTGGCCTAGTCATTCTGGCCCCATCAGTGAAAGCGAATGACCCCCAAAACCGCCCGGGGCACCTTTGTGTGCCACGGGGAGCCGTAGACTCGCGGAAGTTTGTCCATGAAGTAGAGAGCTTGCTCTCTGTGGGAACTTTGGAAAGGTCTTATGACCGGAGTAAAACGCGTGTCGATTTGTGAACACCTCAACCCAAACTTTTTGGGCTTGAATTGTTCACTGCGGCTGGTATCTTTTCTATTATGAATAACCAGCACAGTGAAATTCGAGCTTTTAACGACAAAACTAGTCGTCGTAACAATTACAATAAGAAGAAGGAAAATAAGCGTTGTGCCGCCAAGAAGCGGGCGATTGCCTTAAAAGAGAAGGAACAAAGGAAGGAAGAGAGTCAAAGGAAATTGGACTCTCAGGGAGGATTTTTGCCAACCCAAATGGATTTGTTGGCATACTTTCCGGTTGTAGCCGGCATTGACACTGATCGTATTGTGTCAGAGATTGAAAATGTGACAGCTTTGTACACGAGCCTGCGAGAGGCTCAATCATCTTTACAAGCTGCTTCTATCATCTTTTTATATCTCAAAACGCACTGTTCTGGAAGTGTTTTGAACCAAGCAGTCGAATTTATTCGTACTGAATGTGATTTCAACCTTCTGGATACTCAAGACAGTGAAGCCCCAGAGTGGCTTCAGCTAATCAAGCGATTGAGAAGCAACTGGCTTGCAGTGTCGCACAATAAAGCTTTTAAGAAGATTTCAACTCTATTAAGCATGAGTGCAGCAATGGGTCTTTGTAACCTGTCGAACATGAAGTTCGACATTAACGGAATTCGAGTTTTTTCCGTTCCAGCCTACAAACAACATGTCAATGCATCCGATTTTTTCGGTGCTATTTTTGACACTTTCACCTACTTCATTGAAGGAGGATATAAATGTTTTAAGGAAGGATCACTCACTCCGTTTATTTTCTCGGGAGATGAAGCAATGCAATTTGAGCAGGATTATTTTGAAATGCTCGATCTCGCTCCCTTTATGAAGGCTGGGAACCTTCTAACCAAGAAAAACATCACTGAAAACGATTTCGATTTTAAATTGAACAAAATCATTGATAAAGCAGATGCTCTTTACAAGGCTTCTGAAGGAACTTGGGAGAAAAAAGTCTTATTTGATCGAGTTACCCAACTCCGCAAAATTCGCGCGGATTTCATTTCTGTCCGTGTTGACGGAAAATTGCGTAAAGCACCCTTTGCAATTTATATCGAGGGTCCTTCTGGTGTAGGAAAATCGTCCGTATCTGCCATTTTGATGCGTGTCGTGCTTCTTGCCAACGGCTTTGATGCAAGTGATGAGCGTTTGATTACGCTCAATGAAGCTGACAAGTATATGTCCACTTACAGATCACATATTAATGGAATTTTCATTGATGATCTTGGAAATACTCAAGCTGCTTTCGTCGAGAAATCACCCGTGGAAAAGGTGATTGAAATGGTTAACAATGTCCCTGCTTATGCAAACATGGCCGAAGCCGATTTGAAGGGAAAAGTATCTATTGAACCTCATTGTCTTGTAGGAACATCGAACATTCCCATTGACGTTATCGCTCGTCAATATTCTAATGAAGCGTACTCTATCGACAGAAGATTTCCAGTTCAGTTGTATGTAACTGTGAAGGAAGAATTTGCCATGGAGGACGGTCGTCTCGACTCGTCAAAGATCCATGCGCATTATCCTTACGGTATTCCGCCTGTCCCCGATCTCTGGAATATCGAAGTTTTCGAGCCATTCTTTGATGCTCGAAACTCCAATCGTCGATCAAAAGGAATTTTCAGCATTATGAAAGTTATTGAATTATGCAAGAAGATGTCCCGTACACACTTTAAGAACCAACAAGACGTTGTCACTTTTGCTTCCAATTTGGATAAAAAGCTTGTTTTTTGTGACCGTTGCCATTTACCTGGTTGCATGTGTAAGTGTGAAAAGGAGCTCGACAATCAAATGTTTGAGCAATCCACGGAATATGTCCGGAACCTTGTCCATAGAGTCCAGGAGTTTGATTCTCCTTGGTTGCGTTGGACTAATTATGTTCCCGACTATCTTTTTGATAACCATGGCGTCGATGCCTTTTTGGCTTTCCTTAATCGACACAATATCTACTACGAGACACTTGAGTCTTGTAGAGCCTGGAAAGGATCACTGATCCTGGGATTGATCTCATTGATGTGGAGTGCTTTTCTCTCCGTATTCATTGTGTTCGGCTCGAGCTTCCTATATGCTCGCCAATTATATCGTACCAAATCCCGCATTATCCGACAGTTGCGTGATGCCAATGGAGCAATGCCAGAAATTTTCAAGCGAATTCGTGACAATCATGTTGCGACTATCGCTGTTACTGGTTCCATTTTGGGTGTCCTATACGTTGCGATACGAGCTTATCGTCATGCTCGATTGCTAGGTGTCCAAGCCGGTTTGGACCCCAAAACTGCGGAAGAAGTCGCTGAGCGCGACTCTGAAGTGAATCCTTGGGCTGGAGTTGAGGTTACCATTCCTCACTCCACTGTGCAATCACAGACATGTTCTCACGACGAATTGTGTGCGAGTACATTCAAGAACCTACATTACTGTAGTTTGGAAGACTCTAAAACACGTCGTTTCTGTGATGCTTTCTTTTGGAAATCGAATCTTGCTATATTGCCCTCACACATGATTAGTGAGAATGAAATCGTTGGCACCTTCTGGCGTCGAGCCGAAGGAACCAATGGAGCATATTTCAAATCTAATTTGAGCTCCCGTTTCTCATACAAGATTCCCGGTACTGATTACACCGCATTTTGGGTCCCTAACACGTGGAGTGTGAAGGACATGACCCCATTTATTGCGCAGGAAGTGTACAATCATTCTGTACCAACAACTATGGTGTATAAGACTTTACAGGGTGAACGCAAGGATTTTAAATTCCGTGCCAATCCTGGAACAGTCTGTACCAAAGCTGCAACTTTCAAGGGATATAATTATACCTTGCAACAAGAAACATTCAATGGTTTGTGCATGGCAGCACTAGTTTCCAACTCCGTTAAGAAACAAATCCTTGGTTTCCACTTAGGTGGATTAGGAACTGATGGCGGAGCTGGAGCCATTACTGTTGATATGTTGAATGCAGCTGAGGCTGCCCTCCGTCAGCGTGAGGGCATTCTCGTGGCAAAAAGTCAGGGAACTGTCCTGACGAACCAGTATGGGGAAGAATTCTATCAAGGACCACAAATCCACGATAAAAGCCCTACTAGGTTTTTGCCTGAAGGAACGAACATTGACGTATTCGGTAGTGTGACTGGTCGAGTAACCACATATTCAAATGTGGTACCAACCGTTATTTCACCTATTGTAGAAGAAGTTTGTGGTGTACCTCAGCAATGGGGAAAACCTAAGTTCAATAATCCTTCTTGGAGGCCCTGGCAAGCCTCCTTAGAGCATTCTAGCCGTCCCTCAATTGGTATGGAGGGAGATCTCTTGCAGAACGCAGTGATCGATTACAAATTACCACTTCTCAAGTTGATTGAAACTCGAGAGGACATTCGTGAAAATGTCCGTCCTCTAGCCCGAATGCAAACTGTTTGTGGCATTGACGGGATGAGATTCATCGATAAAATGAAGCCATCTACATCTGTTGGCTTCCCTCTCGCTGGACCAAAGAGTGAATACCTTACTCTTTTGGATCCTGAGGAATATGAAGACTTTGCGTGCCCAACTGAACTTGATGATCAGTTTTGGGATGAATTTGAACGCATGAAATCGGAATACTTGGCTGGACGCCGAGCATATCCTGTCTTCAAGGCTTCGTTGAAAGATGAGCCTACCTCTCTATCGAAAGATAAAGTGAGAGTTTTCCAAGCAGCGCCGCTTGCGCTGCAACTCGCTGTGCGAATGTACTTTTTGCCTATCGTGCGAGTTTTGTCGCTATTTCCGTTGGTATCGGAATGCGCTGTTGGCATTAATGCTCAAGGCCCTGAGTGGGATGAGCTAGCCAAATACGTAAAGCAATATGGAGCTGATCGTATTTTAGCAGGCGACTATAGCAAATATGACCTACGAATGTCATGCCAACTTATGTCTGCAGCTTTTCGAATTTTGATCGATTTGGCTAAAGCATCTGGCAACTATACCGAAGAAGACATTTCCATCATGGGAGGAATTGCTTCTGATATCTGTCAGCCTTTGATGGCTTACAATGGTGATTACATTCAACATGTGGGATCTAATCCCTCAGGTCAAAACCTCACCGTCTATATTAACTCTATTGTCAACTCACTGTTGTTCCGATGTGCATTTTACCATATTTGCAAGGATCGAAAGAAGACAACATTCCGTGATGTATGTTCGTTGATCACTTACGGAGACGATGCCAAGAGTTCTGTCAAAGAGGGATGGGATGAGTTCAACCACATTAGTGTGGCCAATTTCCTAGCTGAGCGTGATATGAAATTCACTATGCCAGACAAAGAATCTGAACCTACTCCCTACATGACGGATGAGGATGCGGACTTGCTGAAACGCAAGAACGTTTTCAATAAAGAGACCGGATTGATTTTCGGTGCTCTTGACGAGAAGTCCATTTTTAAGAGTTTGCACTCTGTCTTACGTTCAAAAGCTGTAACTAATGAGGAACAGTGTATGTCGAACATTGACGGCGCTTTGCGTGAGTGGTTCTCTCATGGACGCGAAGTTTATGAATTTCGTCGAATGCAAATGAAAGAAGTTGCAGACCGTGCGAACTTGACGTACGGATGCCGAGAACTGGATGTCTCCTATGATGAAGCTTTGGATCGCTTCAGTCAGAAATATGGTGTTCCTTTGTTGGAACCTTGCTTTTCACGTGCTTATGCCCTATGCTGTTTTGGTGGGCTTCGCAGGCGGAGATCTTAAGGTAAATTGGCTCAGTCTGCGCGGACGTAAAACGCGTTTTGTAGTAGGACCCGCTTTTCGGGCGGTCTGTTTCTTTAACAGGGTAAAAGTATCGAACTGTAATATATGGATACCTAGATTTAATGTTTTTTCATGTTATGCGTTTTTCTATGGCTTTATTATTTGTATTCTATGTGTATAAATTAATATTATACGTGTATAAATGTGATGCAAGGCTTAGCACTGAGTCCAGCGAAGCCCCAAGTTGTAAATGTGACTTTCTAATGTAAATAATAATGTAAATACTATTTCTAAATGTTTATCAGGTAATCTTAAACCTGTAGGGACGGAATCCCCCACAAAAGTTGTTAATCAACCTAGTGGTACAACTCTCCAACTTTGCGAGTATTGTCGTCATTCTGAGCTTTATTGTAAGTGTCTTGCACTTTCAGATGATGAATCGCTCGAATGGCCTTTTGTCGACGTTCTCGAACCTCAATCAGGAGAGACTCCCCTTGTGGAGGAGGTTGCTAATCCAGCCATCACCGCAGAGACAGTGGAATTTTTGGACCAGAACCCCGCCTGGCACATGGCGGTCGATTCTGAACGTGACTCAACTTTTGATGTTGGTGATGGTCCTAACGCTGATCTTGGCGATTTCTTTGGTCGTGCTGTTGAAATAGCAAGCTTTGATTGGGGAACCGGCTTAACATTCTTTGAATCTTTTGATCCGTGGACATTGTTCTTTGAAAATCCACGTGTTGCGAATCGTTTAGCCAACTATTTCTCACTACGTTGTGATTTAAAGCTGAAATTTCTTGTTAATGGTAATGGGTTTTATTATGGACGACAGTTGGTGTCCTATTTACCCTTAACCTTACAAGATCAATTGACTCAAGCACGAGGACTTGTTTCTCAAGACTTGATTCAGGCTTCACAACGACCTCACATTTTTCTGGACCCTACCACCAGTATGGGTGGTGAAATGACGTTACCATATTTCTTTTATAAGAATGGTGTGTCAATTCCAGATGCTGAGTATAGTGAATTGGGTCGTATTGATATGTTTTCAATGACCCCCCTCAAGCATGCAAATGGTGCATCCGGTACTGTGCGAATCACAGTTTTAGCTTGGGCGGAAAACTTAACCGTTTCTATGCCAACCGAGGCAACTACTACGTTGACGCCTCAATGTGGAGAAGAACTTTTGGACCCACAATCTGGTAAGGGCAAGAAAAATAGCACCAAAACCAATAAACCAAAACCTAGCAAAACTATTCCTAAAACGTCACCGAAAGGACCGACGCAGAATAGCGACGAATATGGATCTGGACCTATTTCCTATCCAGCGTCAATTGTTGCTAAGGCTGCAGGAGCGCTCGCCAGCGCCCCTGTTATTGGGCCCTATGCTCGCGCGACCCAGATCGCTGCTGGAGCTATGGGCAATGTTGCGAAGATTTTTGGTTACTCGCGACCTGCCAGTGTAGAACAAATCCGTCCGTATGTACCGCAATATGCGGGAAACATTGCTTCAACGAACATGATTGATTCATCAGTGAAGCTTTCAACGGACGCAAAACAAGAAGTGACTATTGACCCAACGACTTTTGGTCTAACATCATCGGATGAAATGACAATCAAGTCGATTGCAGGGCGAGAATCCTTCATTACTCAGACTACTTGGAATGTTGCCGACACTCCAGGAACAGTGCTCTTTAATTCACGAGTGACCCCATTTATGTGGGATGAATATGTGAATGGTAGTAATACAGAGCACCATCTGACAGCTGCATGTTTTGCTGCAGCGCCGTTCAAAAACTGGCATGGGACTATGGAATTTCGATTCCAGATCGTATCCTCTGCATTTCACAAAGGCCGTTTGGCGCTTCATTGGGATCCCTATAAGACTGATCCTTCAGAACTGAATGTATCTTACTCCCGAATCATTGATATCGGTGAAGAAAAAGACTTTGTGATGAGAGTGAAATGGGGTCAACTATACCCCTACTGTGTGAACAGACTTGTGGGTACGCAAGATCTTTCTTTTAGAAATCGTGCAACTTTACCCGCTACAACGGCTAACACACCTAGTCAGAATGGCTTCGTGTGTCTCCGTGTTCTCAACGATCTCACAGTTCCTAACTCTTCCATAGATAATGACATCTCGATTAATGTTTTTGTCAGAATGTGTGATGATTTTGAAGTAGTCAATCCCACTGACATCAATATCCAGAATTTCACATTCTTCCCAACACCTGAAACTTTTAAGGACGTGGATGAAGAGGAAGAATTAGAAGAGAAAACAGATCCTAAAGAAGACTTACCAACACTGCTCAACCCCCAATCTGGGGAGGAAGAGCTTAATGTCGCAGATCAAGACTGTACTGAAGAACCCTCTAAACCAACAGCTCCCACCCCTGCTTTTGAAGTGGGTGGTACAAGTGGAGAGGGTGGTCTTGCAGACATATGTTTCGGTGAAGTTATCCCATCGTTTCGCTCTATTTTGAAGCGTTATAATTTCCATACGAATTGGGCTCGCAACGGAATTCGTTCCACAGGGACTATGTGGAGACAATCTCCTAACTTTCCGTATATGCGAGGATTTGCACCTGGTGCAGTGGATTCCTCTATTATAGGACCATACAATTACTGCAAGATGACCATGTTGAACTATGTTTCATCCGCCTTTACGGCGTATCGTGGTGCATTACGATGGAAACACGTGCTCGTACAGTTTGGATCATCGGCCGATGATGTCGGCCACTATTTGCATAGAGGGTTGATGCGTGCTGAACGTTACGGATTCGATAGAGGTGCATACCAAATTGGTTGGGACCAATGGGTTGGTGAGGACAACGATAGTTACGTTCCTTACGAGGAACTTCAGCATTGGAATACTCTCCATGATGGTGCCCACTTGACAGTGCAGGAACAAAATCCTATACTCGAGGTAGAATACCCGCATCAATCGCAATTGCGATTTTATCCGTGTAAACGAGCAAATATCACTGACATCAATACCTATGTGGACTTCCATAAGGTTTCCGCGTTGATTAGGCATGCTAGTGGTGATAAGGGTGGTGGATCTCAGATTTTCGACTTCTGTGCAGC